TTGATGAAGACACTACGCGAGATGCAGGAAACGAAGAGATTGATGCAGGAATTCCGGGATGAGGTTGCTGCTGCGAAAGAGAAGAAGCCGTGGTGGAAGTTCTGGTGATGGTTTTTTGCAATTTAGAAGAAGGTAGAAAAGTATTCATTTGCTTTTCTACCTATTTTAATGTTGTTTAATTAAAGATCCTTTTTTTATCAGTTGTAATTTTCAATAATTTGATCTTGTAAGTAAATGTTAGTTTCTTTAATTTCCCCGCAATTCTCGCATTCATAATAAATAAGGTTACCCATTCCGTCCCACTTCTTTTCATTTTGTAACATGCGTCCATTACATTTCTCACAACGATTTTTAAAATTCGTATGGTATTTTTCGTTATAACTTTCCTCTAGAAAATTCACATAATCCTGATCAGTTACACGTGTGAAAATGTTATCAAGAGTGTTTCTTAAATCAAGTGAGTAATGCAATTCTATTTCGTTTTCCTCAGCAAACTCCAATAAATCTGGATGCATTTTATTAGGAATTTCATTACTCTCACTAAAATCAGCTTTATTATCAGTTACAAAATATAAAATAGGTTTATTATATGGTTTCAAGTAGGAAATCAAACTTTGAAATAAAATAGCATCTCCCATGCTATTTTTATTTTTCCCAAAGGGAGCTTTCTTTTGAAGCGCCATGTCGGCAGCTGCTATTTTAATATTATCTGTAGTTTTAATTAATACACCGGTATCTAAAATTTGATCGATTAATGCTATTGTTTCTCGGTTGATGTATTCAATTTGCTGAGCAATTACATCCTCTGCTTGTCGAATTAAATTGGTTAACTCCTCTTTTTTCACGGGATCATTAATCATTATGTCTCTAAACTTTATAGTTTTTTTTAACATATCATTCAATTCATTCTTTTTAGTAGTGACGAGCGTCTCTTCGTTATTTCTATTCCACTCGTCTTTCAGTTGTTCTGGAATAAGTAATATCGCATCATAGTGTAAATGTAAATCGATTAATTTTGTAAAGAATTCGAAATTTCCTTTATCAGCGCAATTTATCCAAACACAAGTATCTACAAATATAAATATTTCTTCATTCCTTTTGAAGATTTCTTCATATTTACCATTTTCAAGTGGTCTTTTTGTTATCTCTTTTTTATTCCTTGTTGAAAATCTGTTAGGCATAAACTCAAAATAATTGAGCTTAGATTTAGTAATGTCTGTTAACAATTGAAAAATATCAAAAACTTCTTTTTCTTTCATAGGACACCATCCGTTTTATAAATAGTTACTATTACATTTTTGTTTTATTCTATTTCAATTTTATAATTTCCTCTATTTATTTTCTAACACTTCATATAGGCGTTTGTACATATCCTTATATGCTTTAGAATGTCGATTTGCTAGATTGGCATCTACATAACTTTCAACAAGCATATCAATGATGTTATTAATTGATGTTTTATCCATACCCTCTTGTTCTTGAATAAATGGTTTAAGGGTATTTAGCTTTAGCAAAACAGCAGGTGAAATTTTAGCTGTTTTAGATGGAACTAAACGTTGATCGGGTTTCTCTGGTATCTGTATTTCCTTTTCCGTGTTAGTTTGATCGTTTTGAAAAGTTAAATCTGAACTTTCCGTAATAGGTGTCACAGTTACTACAAAAGATTTACTTTTATTGTCCAAAGGTACCACTCCTATTTAGTTTTTTATCTTAAACTATTAAAACTATTTTGAGTTTGTATTGCTAACAACTATGTTATTATCTGATGTTTTACCCGTGTATTCAAGTAAGTTGAATAGGGTGATTAAGTAAATATATTATAAAGAAAAAGTGGAAATATAGAAATATCCCTATTTCTAAATAGGGATATTTCTATATTTTTAAATCTCTGTTAACAGCTTGAATTTCCTTTTCTGTTCAGGCGTTAGCTCATTTTCTACATAACGATCTATAAGTAAATCGATGATTTCATAAGCGAATTTTGTGTTTGTAAGTTTCATTAATACTTCTAGTTCTTCTTTTGATTGATTAGAAATTTTAATGCTGCCTTGCTGATTTTTAAATTTCTTTTTTGATTCAGGTTTTTCGTTTCTTTTTTCTTTTCGAGTTACTTGTTTTTCTTCAGTCTTAGGTTGAGAAGGAGTAACTGGAACCTCGTTATTTTCCACCGTAGCTTGTCCTTGCTCTGGTACATAAGGCTCAGTAGGTTCAAAGTTACTTTTCTTTCTACCTAATAAACCAGGAGTTCTTGCCATTTTACACACCAACCTTCATTTTTTCAAACATATCAATACGAGATAATAATTCATCACTAATTGTTTCGTATAGTTCAATTACATTCATATCATGTCTATCTTTTTCAGTAATACCATTAACATCAAATCGTTTAATACGCTCCATTTGAGGGACGATGTTTTTGAATAGGTTTTCTTCACCGAAAATTTCACGTGCATTTTCCATGATATATTCGTCAACCTTACCGTTATTTTTTAATAGAACAGGAAGAATACCGACTACTTCAATATCAAGATCATATTGTTCTTTTAACTTGATAAGCTCATTAACATAATTCTCAGCACCAGTAAGAGAACGTTCTTGTGTTTGTAGAGCGATTAGAACATAATCAGAAGCAACAACGGCGTTCTTTGTAACTTCTAATGACATTGGAGGAACATCGATAAATATGTAGTCGTATTTATGCTTTATCTTTTCAAGCAATCCTCTGAAGTAATGATCTTCTTCAGCTTCCGAAGAACAATTTTTATAAAGGAATTTTGCAAAGTCCTGGAAATCAACGTAAGAAGGAATTAAATATAAGTTATCCGTAATTTCTACTTCTAAGCCATCCAAGTTCCCCTCTTGTATACCTTTCATTAATGTTTTTTCAACAGTAACGATTTCATCAGGATTAAGGATTGATTTTGTTAACATTAAAGATTTTGTTGCGTTACTTTGTGGATCAAGATCAACGAGTAATGTACGCTTACCTTTTTTAGCAAACTCATAAGAGTTCAATACAGCATTTGTGGTTTTACCGACTCCACCTTTGTAATTACCTACAGTAATTGTAATGGCCATTTTTAACACTCCAGTTATAGTTTTTGAAATTTCCCTATATCCCTTTATAGAAATAGGGAAAAATAGAAATAGGGAAATAGGGATATTTCTAACTATAGAAATAGGGATATTTCTATATCTTTATGGAAATTATAACAATGATATTTGGGTTATGCAATAGAATCATAGAGTTAGTAATTAATAACAGAAACGTTGATATTAAAAGATTTTTCAGATGTATGAAGTAGAGAGATTTAAGTAATAAATATGAAATTTCGTAGAGGAGTTAGTAGATGAAAAAATGAAGAAAATAGGGAAATAGGGATATGGGGAAAAAGGGAAATATCCCTATATCTATAAGTGGAAATAGGGAAATAGGGAAATAGGGATATTATTCAAAAAGCGCGCAAATTCGCTGTTTACAAAGAATAGTGCTTGTTGTAACGTAGTACACAACAAGCATAAATCTACAAAACAAAACAAGATTTGATATTTTACATAAACGAAGATCATGAAGATCGACGAGATAAATAGAAAACAATTGAATATGAACACAAAACAAAAAGCCACTCCCATATGCTAACGGCTACCAACCTTTAGCGGGAATGACTGATTTCTAGTAATTGCTACCAACACTTACTAGAATGAACTGTATTCGACCACAGTATTAACGTTTAAGTAGTGCACCAACACTATCCTTAAACAACTATGCCTTTTCACGAGGCTTCTTTGATATACCCATTTTATCTATTGTTTGGATAAATATCAACTAGTAAATACTAGTTTTGATTATTTTGTAGTCCAAAAGATATATACCGGGCATCTCTAAACCTAGAAGTCTTGTGAATGTACAGGCCATTTAGGAATTGGAGATGCCTTTTTGTTTTTTGTTCGCGTGGAATTGCCTGATACCACGTAAATAAAAACTGATAAGCCGTAATTCCGTGCTGCTATACATATAGGAGGAACGTGTTACGTGCGTGGCTGGCTGTTGGTCGTGCAGGGGGTACAGAGTATGCGCCTACAAAAACAGCACCCCTCATTGGAATCCTGTTCTTCTGATGAGGGAGGGCGAGAACTTGCCCAGGGACGATTCTCTAAAAGGTTCGGGGGTTATCGTTAGCATTACGGTGCTAGGGAGTACATTCAGTTTGTCGTGTAGGGACGATATTACAAGGACAAGCCATAGAAAAAGGATGTATGCGGTGAAAATCGCTGAGTGAACAGGGTCTATACATACGGATACCTTAAAAGTGACCGCATGGCGAAAACAAGACGCTTATCCATCTATTTTGATCGATTACTTTTTTTGTGATCTTTCAAAGTAGGGGATAAATCTGCCTTCCAGCCGTGTTCCATAATCGTTCCCACATGATAAAAACCTTCAAGACCTTCAGTCAAGATTAATCACGAAGAAAAGATGAAAAACTTGAGATTGTTTAAGACCTGGGGGAATGACTCACTAAGATAGAGGAATAAATAAGGGATTTACTATTTACTTGGTTAGAGGATAGGGGGATGGGTGGTAGAATAGGCCTTATTGCAGAATTTGGTTTTACACATCGGATATAGTACGTGAAATTTAAATTGAATTTTAATTTATAAAAGGGAGAGAACATGGATGTTTTTTCGTAAAACTAAATTAAATGAGTTACAGAGAGAATTAGATGAGTTACAGAGAGAACTTTCTTTTTATAAAGAAAGAGATGTACAACAAAGAAGAAGTAATATACGTTGTAAAGAATATCCTCATATTTTGTTAAAAGACACTAATAATTATATAATCATTGATTTATTGGATGACAGTCATGTTACTGCAATCTATATTTATAAGTTAGATCGCCCTGCTGAGCAATGGATGTTTGATTTAGGATCTAATCTTGAATATGAAAGTGAAAGTTTTGCTAAACTCATTGGAAAATTAGAATTCGGTTCAATTGCTGAAGGCAAGGCAGAGATAAAAAAGCTTATGGTAAATGAGGAATACAGAAATCAAGGATTTGCTACATATATGATGAAAAAAGTAATAGCTTGGGGGCGATCTCAGGATTTTTCAGAACTATATTTGACCGCTTGTACTTCTGTATACAAACTAGGAAATGCGCTAAATCAAGATGAATTAGTTTCCTTTTATTGCAAATTAGGGTTTGAGAATATTTCTCCTAAATCAAATCGAATGACGTATAAATATTGTGATTCTGGTGTCAAAATGTAATAGGGGGATTCAAAACATACTCTAAGCGAGTTATTGATGCTACCCTATAAAAGTTATAATACAACAAGAAAAGACACCCTAAGGTGCCTTCCTCCGACTTGAACCATCTTAATTTTAATAATATGTATTGGACGCCAATCTAAATATTATTTTACCATGTTAAGTAATGTAAGTCATTGTGAATTACGGTAACTCTTTATTTAAACGTAAAAAGCCCTAGAGGGGACCAGGACTTTTTGACAGAATGAATATAATCCAAAAAGGACTTATATAACGTAACATATGAATATTTCATAAATGTATCATAAAAGTGAACAAAATCTATATTTTATTGAAATTTTCTTTTTATGTATTTAGCAATATTATCATAATCTCCATAGATAAACTTTTCGTTAATTCCTATAAAATCAAGTTCATCTAGAATTTTTTTCTTATTGTTAATAACAAATATTTTATCTAGCGAAACTCTTTGTCGAGTGAGTGTACGTATTTTAAAGGGACTATGAATATAGTTTAAATAAGTTTGATATATAAATAACCCTTGTTGATTACGCCCTCGCTCAAAACTTAATATTGGTTCATATTTGAAATTTGGCATTATGTTTTCAAACCAATGTGTAAATTCTTCACCATCTAATAGATTTTTTAAGAAGATTTGAAGGGAGGCAGTATATAAAAATACAACATCGGAAATATCATCTATTTGGTTGTATATTTTTTTAAGTTTATCATCATTGTTTATTATTTTATCAGTTGCAGCGGTTATGATGATCTCATAATGCCCTTGTGGATTCGGAAGATCTTCGAGGATAAGGTGTTCCCCTGGCATTCTTCCAAAATAAGCGTAATATTCTTCATTTAATTTTTTTAAATATTGGTAGAATTTTTTGGGATGCTTATTTTGAAAATCTAAAAATATGTTATACATATCAATAAATGCATTACGTCTATTGTAAGCAAATAACTCTAATATATCATCATCTTCAAATTTGTTTAAAATATTTGTGATATCAACGAATGAATCTTCAAACAGATATACAAAACCACGTTCCTGATCAAAATCTTGTTTGTTACCTCCTGGTGCTTCGAATTCTTGACAAGCAAAATATAATGCTACTAATGGAGAGGATGTTATATCAATAAGATTTGTTGGAATTCCATGATGTTGTGAAAAAGCAGAAAAATGCATTCGTTCATCAGAAGATAATTTATGCCAAACTTCTCGTTTAAATTTATTTTTCATATAAAAAAATGGATATTCCTTATGAAATTCTTCCTTTATTTCAATGTATGAATGTAATCCCTTACCTCTTAATGCTGAGGATATGGTATCTTGATAATTAGTTGGTTCCCCTCTAAAGTAATAATTTTCAAGTTGTCCGTCAGAAAATAATTTAATATAACTGGCTAAATCATCTACAACCTCTTTTTCAGGGATATGTCCTGGTCTGTCGCGGTGTGAATATAGTTCTATATTTGTCATAATAACCTCCGGAATTAAAATAATAAAAGCACCTCTACAAGTGCCACTGTTATCTCATTAATTTATGTATAACCTCTTTATATTTATTAATCTACTTATTTATCATATCACCATTTAGTTTGAAATAAAAAGAGACACCCTAAGGTGCCTTTTCTTTAAATTAGATTATTTACTTTCCTTATTGTTTTCAAATATTTCTTCTATGCAATCTAATACTTCGATACTAAAGCTTCTGCATTCTATTTCTAAATTCTCTAAATTATTTAAAATGGAATCACTAACTATTTGCTCTAATTTTATCGATTGATTTATGCTAGTTTCTAAGAAAATAGATTTAGCTAATAACTGATCATGTTTTTTGGCTAAACTTAGTATTTTGTTTTCATTCGATTGAGTAGCTTCAAAATAGTTTTCGTTAATTTTTGTCTTTATATCTTGTATTGCTTTTATTATGTAATTTAAAGTGAAGCTTATACTTTTTAATTGTACATCAGCTTTTTGGTTAGTGGTAACTGAATGAATAGAAAGAGTAAGTTCGTGTTGTTTTTCTTCTAAATTCTCTAATTTTTCTTGAGCAATGGTTGCTATATTGTTAGATTCATCAATTAAAGAATTTAATTGATTTATTTTTTCATTCGATTTAGTTAAGTTAGTTTCAGTTTCTTGTTTTGCAATTTCAATTTGCGCTAACTGTTGTGTAGCTGATTGCAATGCATTTTCCGCTTCTTCAATTTTTTTCTTAGCTTTGTTCTCTAAAAGTTTAATGAAAATGAAAGCAGCGGATGCAAGAGTGATTACGATTCCTGCCCCCCAGGTAACCCAAGTGACTATACTTGATATTTCCCCTTGCAAGAATGTTATTTGACTGTCTTTAGCAGATATAATCTTATCTTGAACGTCTTTTACAGTCTCCAAAGATTCAACCTTAGTTTGTAACTTGCTCAATTGTTCTTTAATTTGTTCGTTAGATATTGTAAATAAAGTCAGTTTCACTTTTCAATCTCCTTCTATGCATGAATTCATAAATAAAAGCACTCTTTCGAGTGCCTTCAACTATTCTACTTTCAACTTGATTTCTTTACCCATCATACCGCCGCGAGCTTTTAAAACTAAGCCTTGTGCGTCAGCAGGAACATCAAAAATGATTTTTCCTGTTTGAGTTAAACCAGGATTAAGTTGTTTTAAGAAGAAATCAGATTTACCACCATTACCTACATCAAAAGCCGTTTGAGCTTGTGTAGAATATTTAAATTCACGATCTTGATTATCAACTAACTTGAAGCTGTTAGCATCGACAGTGATAGCGTCTTTTTGGTTGTTAGTGATAGAAATTTCAACTACTTTAAACACACCTTGCGCTTTTTCGCTTAAGTATTGGCCACCTACTGAATCTGTTGATTCAACAGAACCTACAGCGATTTTAACTTTAGAAGATTCGCCCTCTTTAGAAAGTTCCTTTTTAGGTTCTTCTTTTTTAGGCTCAGATTTAGCTTCTTCCTTCTTAGGTTCATCTTTCTTCGTTTCCTGTTTAGCCTCTTGTATTGGCTCGGTAGAAGCTGTTTTAGTTTCTTCTTTATCCTTAGTACTATTACCGTAAGCTCCAAGTACTACGATAACAACGATAACCCAGAACCACCATTTTTTATAGAACGGTTTCTTCATTTTTGTTTCCTCCAGTTATGTAAAATGTAAGATTTCCGAGCTTATCATAGCAAACAATCTATCATAATATTGTCATATTTTGTCGAACGAAAATAAAAAAAAGAGAGCCGCAGCCCTCATTGGATAAATTGGTAAAATTATGTAAAATTTTACCTCTAGAAAATGGAAATGATTTCTTCTACAATGAAATCAAATCACAATATTTCGTTATGCTCACCTAAGAATCGTACATAATGATCAAGTTGTTTACAGAAGTTTTCTCTTTGGTGTTCAGATAACGACCCATACGTTTTTTGAACGCCAACTAGAGTATTATGTAGTCTTTCATCATCAGTAGCGTCAGTGCGTCCAGTAAGCGCATCTAACGACACGTTAAAGAAGGAGGCGAGACGAAATAATGTTGTAAGATCTGGTTCAGAAAATCCGTTTTCGTAGTTGTTAATTTGGCTGCGACTAAGATTCAGTTCATGAGCCAAATCAGCTTGTCTAAGCGAACGACTTTTCCTAAGTTTTTTTAGAGTTTCACCTAAAGTTTTCATACTATCAGTATAATTATAGACATATTGATATACTATAAATGATAGATTTATTGTCTTTTGTGTTATATTGATAGAAATATAATCATAATTATAAAATAAAATAGAACAAAAGTTCGATTTTATGGTAATATATGCATATGGAGTCATTATTACGTCTCATGCATAATTGCATATTTTGTTTTCGTGTCAGCTGATAAACGTTGGTATATAAAGGTTTTACAACTTTCTCAATAATTATCAGATAACTGCATGACTGAAATTTGCCAAAAATGTGATATTATGAAAACAAATAAAATAAACGGACGTAAAAAAGACCCATGACTGTGCAAGTAGTGCTGGTAACACTCTTACACCGTCCTCCCTAATCCGACTAGGGAAAACACTTGTCATAAGTCTTCATACATAATTATAACACACAACCTAGATATAATGACACGTTTTCCTTTAAATGTAAAAGCCTAGGGGCAACGTGTCTTTTTTGTCCAACAAGGGGGCAAAATGCAGTGCATGAGATAACGTTTGAGGAAGATAAACACCAGGTAATGAATGAATTAATAAGGAAAATTTCAGACGATCTATTCGCTTCTAAGATTACTAGAGAAGAGCTAGCAAAGTACATTGGGATCGCTAAAAGTACTTTATCTGACATCCTTAACGGGAACACTGAAATTAGTTTTATTTATTTAGTGAAAATCATTATGCGGTTATACGAACAACCAGCTCCAGAAATTAAAAATGATATGATTTTCGATTATCTATCATATGCTAAACCAGAAAATAAAAGGGAAGCTTTGGAGTACGCAGCATTCCGGCGAGAATTCGATTCTTTAAAAGAGTTAATTGCACATGAATTGACATCACCAACAGAACTGAATAGGGAATGGGCAAGTGTTTATCAAATAATTTACGAACATTGTAGAGATAAACAAGGTAATGAACCCAAGTACGATCCTTACGCGTTTTATGATGATTTAGATAGTAAAAAGAGTGAAGTTTCATCTAAAGAAATGAAAATTTTCATCGAAATACTACTATGTCAAACACTTTACCAAATGAAAGAATATAAATTGTTATTCAAAAGAATAGTTCGTGTAGAGAAAAAAGCGCTTAAAATCTCTAACAAGTTCATCCGCAATAGCTATTTAGTTCGAATAAAAGAAGGTATGTGTGTAACATATTTAATGCAAAATGAAATTGAAAACGCACGCAAAAACTCTATAGAACTTTTTAAGATTTGCGACAAAAATCCTAATTTTGCAATTCAAAAAGCTAATGCGTTTTATAACTTAGGCGAATCGTATATATTCGAAGATTACAGAAAATCTAAGAAGTACTTAGAATGTGCGCTATCTATGTTGAATGATGGAAAATTCAAAGATAATGAAGATATAAAAAGGAAAGTACAAAGAGTTAATAACACTTTAATCTTTTTGAAAATCCATCATTATCGTGACATTCAAGATGTTTATTCAGGGGTAGATAAAGATGGACATGTATATTTAGAATTACAAAAAGGGAATAAAGAAAAAGCAGAAATGTATTTGTTAGAGATTGAAAAAGAAAATGGTTCATTAAATGAATTCCAAACTTGTTATATGGGATTAGCTAGAAATGATAAATATTTATTGGAAAAATCGCACAAAATGTTTCTAGAAAAGAAGAGCCTTTTTTATGCAAATTTACCTAAATTATACTTGGGCTATAATTGAAAAAATGGTATAATAATCTTATGAGAAGAGGTGAATTTATTGAAAAAAATTTTAATGCTTTTACCGATCTTAGCAATTGCTGGAGTATTCGCTTTCTCAGCTGACAAAAAAGTTGAAGAGCCGAAGCAAGAAGCAGCAAGCTACGAAAATGTAATTATGTATTCAAACGAACCAGGCGGTGGCGGCTGGTAAAATTTAATAATAGATATTCGAATGCGATTGTCCTGAAAAGGATGGTCGCATTTCGTGCTTTTAGGGGAAGTTCGGTTTTTATGAAAAAAAGCAAAAACCGAAACTATGTGAATAGTTCACAAACTACTATGGAGAAGTTGGGGGTTTTAGGATGGAGAAGTATACAGAGTTAGAAGTGTTAATCTGTGCAGCAAAGAGTGGAGATCAAGGGGCAATTTCAGCGTTAAATACAATCATGGAGCAAATGAATCAATTCCAATCGGAAGAGTAAATAAAAAAATAGACGATTGTCAGCTGAACTTCGCCATCAATCGTCTAAACTGTTTACTGCACCTTTAATCATGTTTAATATCATTTTCTGTTGGTCTTCACTAAGTTTTTCAATTTTATTGATCATGTTGTTTAATTCCACTTTCACTTCTGAAGATTGGTTTTCATCTAGATTCCTGTGATCTGATAAACCTAATAGATAATCTGTAGAAACGTTAAATACTTTAGCAATCTTAGTCACTGACTCTCTTGATGGAGTCTTCTTATTACCCTCGAATCGAGAAATTGTTGGTTTTGATAGTTCAGTTAAATCAGCTAATTCTTGCTGAGTGTAGTTGTTTTCAATTCTTAATTGTTTCAATCGTTCATTGAACATTTTAATTTTTCCCCCTTAAGAAAAGTTACCCCACGGGTCACCTTCTTTTATATATTAATATGAAAGTTACCTCTAAGTAAACGAAAAACCAGATTTTTATATCAAACTTTTTATATTTTTCGGTGATTTTCTATTTATATATTCTCCCTAAAAATAAATAATAAACTTTTTTAAAAATATATGTTGCCTTGTGGGTAACATGCGTGTATAATCAAAATTGTAAACGAGGTGATGACAAATGAAACCGAATAAAGTCAACAACGAGTTATTACATAAACTTCGTATTCAACATAAATTGTCACAAAGTGAATTAGGAGAAAGGCTTGGTAGAGCGAAAGCTACAATCTCTAGGTATGAAACAGGGAAGAAGAATCCAAGCTTACCAACGCTATGTGCATATGCAGAATATTTCGGAGTTACAGTGGATCACTTGTTGAGTAAATAGAAATTTTTTTAACTTATAGTTACCCTGAGAGTAACAAAAGGAGGAAAGAAAAATGAATCAATTACAAGTTTTCAATAATGAAGAGTTCGGACAAGTTCGAACGGTGGTACAAAGTGAAGATGTTTGGTTTGTAGCTAAAGATGTAGCGGAGGTTTTAGGATACAACAACACATCGAAAGCTATTCAAATGCATGTTGATGAAGACGAAAAAGCTGACCTCCCAATTTGGGATGGCAGACAAAATCGAAACCAGAAAGTAATTAACGAATCAGGTTTATACTCTTTAATCCTTTCAAGCAAGTTGCCAAGCGCTAAGAAATTCAAAAAGTGGGTAACAAGTGAAGTACTTCCTTCTATTAGAAAACATGGAGCATATATGACAGATCAAGTACTGGAACAAGCGGTAACAAATCCAGACTTTGCAATCGGTCTTCTCACTAAATTAAAAGAAGAAAAAGAGAGGCTTGCAGCAGCACAACAACAAATCGTACAGCAACAACCGTTAGTAGTCTTCGCAGAAGCGTGTATGCAGTCAGAACAAACGTTGAAAGTAAGTGAAGTTGCAAAGTTAGCAACAAAACAAGGATTAAAAATCGGTCAACGACAGTTATTCGCAAAACTTCGAGAATGGGAGTTAATGTTCAAACGTTCTACTGAACCAACTCAGCCAGCAGTTGAAAAAGGATATTTCGAAATTGCACAAGGTGTTAAACAGAAACCAAATGGTGAAACATTCACATGGACAACAACATACGTAACATCAAAAGGACAAGCCTACATCATAGACCGACTGAAGAAAGAACAAGATCAGGAGGCGGTTTAAATGATGGAAGAAAGCACATTAGCACTTGCAATCGTATCAGCAGCAATATGTGTATTTGTATACCTGGTACACCGAATAGATGTCTGGGACAAAAAGACAGGATGGTCACGGAATGACAAATAAACAGCAACGAGATGAATACGAACAAAAGAAACTAGCATGGATCATAAAGGATTTAAGAGCAAAGGGTGTACATAACAGCGCAGATAAGATTGAGGAAATGCATAAGGAATTTATAACTTTAGCTAGATAGGACAAGCCTTCGCTTGTCGGAATATTCAGGAATTTAATAGCGGTCCCCCACCTTATTGAAAGGTTCCTGGGTATTCCGATGCGTGAAAGCATCAAAAACAAAATAAAAAGAGCCGACTACGCCTAATAATCGACTCTTTTTGAAGAAATGACTCAATATACTACCTCTATTATACAACGTCGTTTCTTCCAAGTAAATAAGGAGGAATGTGGAAATGGTTGAAAACCCAATTACTTACGGTAATCATCACGATTCATCAGCAAGAGACTCCATTGAACTATGTTGTGGTTGTGAAAGAGAGATCTACTTTGGTGAAATTTGCTTAGATTTCGGTGGCGATTACCTACACGCAGAAACGGAATGCATCACACAGTATGTAAAGTCTCATTCTACAGAGAAAGTAGCGGGTGAATAAGATGGGCCTACAAAACAAAATTGAAGCTGAAATTCAAATAATGATGAGTTTAGTTGAACGATATAAACAAAGTAAAGAACCTAACGCCGCATCGATGGTTGTGGCTTATGAATATGGATTACAAGCACTTATGGAAGTTTATGATGTTAGTCAGCAAGAAGAGGTGGTTCCGTTTTGAAGCGTGCGATAGACGAACTAAAGAAGTCACTAAAAGTAGAAAAAAAGAAATTAAGTGATTACGAGTTTAAGTTACGAAATTTGAAAGAACATGAGATTTTACTTCGCGAATCAATTGCTGATGTGAAAATAACAATCTCTGATATAGAAGAAACAGTTTCAACATTAGAAATAATGACGGAAGGAGCTGATATCAGTGAATAAAAGCGAAACAATCACTGAATTAGCCAAGGCATTAGTTAAATTCAATTCAGAAGTTAACAAAATAGCTAAGGATGCAGATAATCCTTTCTTTAAAAACAATTACGCAACACTAGACACGATTATAGACGAAATTAGACCTATTCTTTCTAAACACGGATTAAGCATTATGCAAATACCAAGCGGTGACGGCCAGAACGTAACGTTAAAAACACTTCTCCTACATGAGAGTGGTGAATGGCTAGAATCAGATGAACTAACAATGAAGCCAGTGAAAAACGATCCGCAAGCAGTAGGAAGTTGCATTACATACGCAAGACGATATTCATTAGCTGCATTCCTCAGCTTGAACACAGGTGAAGATGATGATGGTAACGGCGCTACTTATGGGAAGGACAAGCCTAAACCTAAAAGTAACAGTGGACAAGCTCCAAATAAACCACAAGGTAACGGTGGGAATGGCAAAGCATCCGAGAAACAAATGAAAATGATACACGCGAAAATAGCGCATGTAGCGACATTAACACAAACAGATAAACAAACAGTTGAAGATACTTTAAAAGGTAATATCAACACTGAAAATTTAAGCGATTTAAGCTCACAGTTAGCATCTAAAGCGATACAAGTATTGTCTGGTTGGGAAACACAGTATAGCCAAGCGGGGTAAGGAGTGAAAAACCTATGTTAGATAAAAACCAATCAAAAGTCGTCCTTCCGGCGTGGGTGTGGAAGGGCGCAAGAAATGAAAAAGAGGCGAAAGCAAAAGCGATTGAGTACATTACTCCCGATCGCTACCCAGGATATAAAATAATCAAAATTCAAGGCGACATAGCGGTATGCGAAAGGGAGAATGCGTGATGAAAACAGTGTACAGACCAAAACGATATAAGTTTTTAATTCCAAGTAAGAAAACAAAAAACAAGTATTTATGTGACCCTGATAAAACAGCAATTGGAAAAAGAATTTATCAAATGGCTAAGGATGGATATGAATGTGTGTATCCAGTACGCAGGGTTATCAACACAGATAGCGCTTATAGAACAGGTGAAATTGATGAAACGGATTGCTTCTATGAGACGGAAATGAAGAAGGTGAACTAAATGGCAGATGTTAAATGGATAAAACTCTCTACTAGCATGTTTGAAGATGAAAAGATTCGATTGATTGAAAGCTTACCAGATGCAGACACACTACTAATCATTTGGATTAAATTGTTGTCTCAAGCGGGCAGAACAAATGCCAATGGTTACATTTTCTTGAGCGAAAACATCCCTTTCACAGAAGAAATGCTTTCGACACTTTTTAATAGGCCGATAGCAACAGTAAGGCTCGCACTACAAACGTTCAAACAGTTCCGAATGATTGATATCACTGATGATCAGTACATTTGCATCTCTAATTGGGAAAAGCATCAAAACGTTGATGGACTAGAGAAAATACGTGAACAAAACCGATTGCGTAAGCAAAAACAAAGAGAAAAACTTAGATTAGAGACGTCACGTGACAGTCACGGGACAATCACGCAGAGTCACGCAACAGATATAGAAGAAGATAAAGAAATAGATAAAGAAAAGAATAAAAAACCTTCTTGTCAAAAGTTTTCAACTTTCGACATGGAGAATGCGAAATTGTTATTTGAATTAATGTTACTAAACAATCCATCAGCAAAAGAACCTAACTTAGAGAAATGGGCTAATGACTTTCGTTTAATGAGGGAAAAAGACAATAGAACGGATGAACAAATCAAATACCTTATCAACTGGACACAAAAGGATGACTTCTGGAGTACTAATATTCTTTCTCCAGCTAAGTTAAGAAAACAGTTTGATGCATTGGTAGTGAAGATTAAGAAAGAGAAAGCAAAAACTCAGCCTAAAGTCGTTAAAGGTAAGAAGGAAGTTAGAGAGGAGGACTTTGACCTTGATTAAGAAGCAAACGTTTGAATTATTAAAGGCAATTAATGCGCTATATCCGATATTTGAAGTAACACAAATGAAAATTGATTTGTGGACTACTATTCTATTGGAACAAGAATATGAGGAAATGCTTAAGAACCTTTCTAACTATGCAAAATACAATCAATTCCCTCCTAAACCAGCCGACTTATTAAAAGAAGATCATGAAGTGAAATATACAGGGCCAACTGTTGCGGAGACAAAAACAATGTTTAATAGGTGGGATGAAAATAGCAAAGACGTGGCGCCGCCGGAGGAACGGGAAAAGCATCTAAAAGAAATTGCGAAGATTTTGGGGATCAAACGGAGGGGAAGACAGTGAATCACACTTTAGATTACGAGGGGTTATATAGCATTCAAGCGGAGCAAGGTCTTCTAGGGGGATTGATTTTAGATCCAGACAAGATAAAAGATATTAATTTACAACCTGAGCAGATGTATCGTCCTCAGCACGTCCATATCTTCCGTACAATGCTCGAAATTGATAGCGGAAACGAACCAGTAGATTTTGTAACTTTGACCGCTAGATTGGCTGAGAAAGGGCTTATAGAGGATGTCGGGGGAATCGGTTATCTTGCTCAATTATCAGAGACTACGCCAAGCACTTCTAATATTAAATACTACGAAAAAATCGTGTGGAGCAAATGGCGAGATCGAGAGGTTGTAAGGAATACAGAAGCACTAAAACAAGCAGTTCATAGCGGGAATGATACAGAACTCGCTATACAAACTCAAATGGCTGCGTTGCTGAATTTAAGCAGGGAAGACAAGAACAGTGACGGGCGAATTAAGGATGGACTTATAGAAGTTTTCGGTGAGTTAGAAAATCCGGTTCGTGGATTGGCTGGAATGGATACGGGATTCACTGAATTAAACCGCATGACGGCAGGATTTAAACCACAGGAGCTAATCATCGTAGCAGCAAGACCATCGGTTGGTAAAACAGCCTTCTGTTTAAACGTAGGAAGCAACGCAGCGGGCGAACAAGGCGAAGGTGATGTAGTTGCTATCTTCTCACTAGAGATGGGGCAAAAAGAGCTACTTAAGAGAATGGTCAGCATTAACGGGAATATCGATGGGAATCGCATGAAAACAGGTGAGTTAAACCCAGAAGATTGGACGAAGTTAACGCAAGCTATGGGAGCTTTAAACAACAAAAACATTCGAATCTTTGATGATGCAGGGATTACAACGAATTTTATCTGGTCAAAGGTTAAAAAATTATGTGATGAGTTCCCAGGTAGACAAATCATGGTGATCATCGACTACTTACAACTGATAACAGGGAATCCGGTACATAAAGGAAACAGACAAGCAGAGATTGCGGAAATCAGCCGGACACTGAAAACAATGGCTCGACAATTAAATGTATGCGTAGTCGCTCTATCTCAACTGAGCCGCGGTGTAGAACAACGCCAAGACAAAAGACCTATGATGTCCGATTTACGTGAGAGCGGGCAAATAGAGCAAGATGCAGACGTCATAGCGTTCCTTTACCGCGAAGATTATTACGACAGAGAAACAGAAAACAAAAACACAATTGAAATCATCATAGGGAAGCAAAGGAATGGTCCGGTTGGATCAGTAGAATTGGCGTTCATTAAGGAATATGGAAAGTTCGTTAACTTGGAAAGAAGGTTTGAACAATGAGAAGTCAACTAAGCTTTGACGACATATTGGGAACTTTTGATTACAAAGCTAAGAGCACAGCCGAACGATTCCTAGCAAAGCCTAGCGTTATAACGTCATACGAGGTTCATTTCTTCGATCAAGACGAAAAGCAGAAGATGGATTGCTTCGATACTAAAACTGAAAACGAAGCTTGGGATTCGGCAATAGAAGAGCATGGTAAGGGTATTCAGAAGATTGAGATAAAACATTCGAATCGTACAAGGGCTGAATTTTTGGCACTAGATTAGGAGGGAGAAAATGCCGAGTTGGATAAGCGAAGAAAATTTACAAAAAGCATTAAATAACGGAATCAACTACCACACATTGTACAGCAGAATTAAAAACGGTTGGACGATAAAAGAAGCGACAATAATTCCGGTTCATGAAGGAGCAATCACGAAAGAAGAGAAAGAAATTGCGGAGTCAAACGGAATATCTTACTACACCGTGTACTCAAGAATTAATGAATCGGGGATGAGTATAGAAGAAGCGATTACTGCTCCATTAGGGGTATGTAAAGAACGTAAACATGGAAAATGGACGAAGATAGCTCTTGAGAATGGAATTTCAAAAACAACCTTTTATAGTAGGTTGAAATTAGGTTGGGGATATGAAGAAGCTGCTACAAAACTAGTAAGAAAGATGAACACAATGAATGAATGGTTAGAGATAGCAAAGAAGAATGGCATTAAACGTAACACCTTTTACACACGTATCTATCATCAAAAATTAGATTTAGAAACAGCAGCAACGAGACCGGTAATCCATCCAGGAAGACGCTGCTCAATGAAAGATAAGGAGGAAGTATCGTGAGGTATTACGGACCGGTTATCACTGATGAAGATTACGAGAAGGCAGCTAAGAATGGCATTAGCAAGTCAAATGTATATCAACGAGTGAATGAGTACGGATGGGAGTTAGAACGCGCTATAACGGTACCGATCAGAAAACGAAAAGGTGGAATTAATGCCGGAGTAATAACTCTTGCTGAACGGAACGGGATTAGCAAACCAACGCTATTCAAAAGAATTAAAAATGGTATGGATCCATATGAAGCGGCAACGAAACCGAAAGGGTATGCAGCACACCTGGAATTAGCAAGAAAGAACGGTATTAAGGACGTTACTTTTTATCAAAGAGTTAAAAGAGGAATGAATCCTTACGAAGCAGCTACGAAACCAGTAATGAGTCGTAAGGAAGTACAGCAGATAAGCTAGGAGGCAACATGAATAAGCAAGACTGGTTAATAGAACAATTGATTAAGAGGAATATATTCAAGCTAGCCGATGGGCGCGACTTATTCGAAGGGAGTTGCGAGGAACTGGCGGGGCTACTAAAAGGAGATGGAGAGAATGATTAGAAGCGAAGTTAAATGGTTTGCAGAGCATATGGAAAGTAAATTGAAGGAGAATGAACATAAAACAGGTTGGACGGATTGCACGGTGGATTTCCTTTCTTCGCAGATACGCAAGAATTTAAACGAGCTAGATAGCATGTTTCAAGAATTACCTTCAAATTACTCGGTTTTTTCAACGAATGTTATTAGGCAGTGTAGCGACATAGCGAATTACGCGATGATGATTGCTGATATATCGAATAAATACATTTGTAAATGTGATCCGCCAAAAGGAGTGGAAGATATGGAGCAGGTAGAACATGGAACTTACGAAGTAACTCAATTATTAGCAGAAGCAAAGGAGAATGAAGAGAATGGCAACTAAGATCGTTATGTACACAGGTGATAACTGCAGTAAGTGTAACGCGGCAAAGGTACATTTAGGTAACTTACCACCTCACATCAAAGAAGAGGTAACAATCATCGAAATTAATGTGGATGAAACGAAATATCAACGTGACTATGTGGTGAACGAATTAAAATCAAACACGTTACCTACATTTGAACTATTCAAAACAGAAGATTACAACGAAAAGCCCGAAGTATTGCGTGGTTTTGATGAGAACATCGGCAAGATTATGGAGCACTTAGGACTGTAGGAGGGATCGAATGAAGAAAGAAACCAAAATACAGCTGGAAGGTGAGCTTGAAACAGTAGAAAACGAGATTTACAGGAAGCAATATCATTTGAACGGATTGAATAGTGAAAAACGGAAGACAGAGAAGTCTTTGGAAGAGCTCAAGAGCTGGAGAGAAGAATTGAAAAGTTACTTATAAGGAGCAGATAGGAAATGAATTTTAAAGAATATCAAGTAGCAGTTACAAGAACATTTGCAACAGGAAGAACATACAAACAAAATGCTACAAACTATGCTATGGGATTATGTGGGGAAGCAGGAGAAGTTACGGACCATATCAAGAAGGCAGTATATCATGGCCACAATTTAAATGAAGATGAAGTAGAAAAGGAATTAGGCGATGTACTTAGCGGCATTAGCAGAAACGCACCATCTTGATTTAAATGAGATCGCAGAGAAGAACATTCATAAGTTAAAGAAGCGATTTCCGAACGGATTTAGTGAGGAAGACAGTAAGAAACGTGTGGATATGAAGTAAGACAAAATTTGAATTTTGTTCAAAAATGAGGGGTTAATTTGACAACTAAAAAGAAGAAAGAAATGCGTGCAATAGCAAAAGAACGGGGTTGTAAATGTAAGGATGACTATTACTGGTTTCAATTGAGATATGGAGATATTGGATGTAATAGATGTGAATCCTTAATCATAACTGAAGCGGGATATAAGAAGATTAAAAGTAAAGATGAATAGAAAGTGAGGAATAAAAATGGATTATGAAAAAATGTGGAACGAGTTAAAAGTGCATTATGAAAATCGTATTGAACAATTGGAAGGTAAACAATATGACCATCCTATGAATCCAAGAAATTTTGCTAAAAGTATTGTGAACGTTATGGAAGGGTTTGAAATGAAAAATCAAGCGCCAGTTAAGCATAGTCCGTTAAGTATCCGTGATATTAGGGAAATGGCTGAATTATAACAAAAGCGTTATTTTGTAAAAAATACAGTGTAGCGAGGTAGGGTAAATGGAAGAAAAGATTGATTTAATCAAAGAAAAACTCTCTAATGGAAAATCTCGTTTTGAGAATGGTAAGACCGTGGTAGAGGTTGGTTTATCTGATTTGAATGAATTACTAAGCCTAGCTTATGACATAAATAATTATCGTTTAAATGCTACGTGGAATTTAGAGCAAACATCAAAGGCATGTATAGAGTATGAAATGCGTAACGAAAAGTACGAAGAGTCATTAAAACTGATAAAAGGAATAACAAATGGAGTAGATAATGCCATTGTCAAAGATGTGAATCGAATAGCAAAAGAATCATTATTATAATCAAAAACGTTATTGGGTAGAAAGGGGAGGACAGGAATGGAACTAAATAAAGTTTATCCAGGACATTGTTTAGACGTACTAAAAACTTTTCCGGATAATTTTGTGAGTACCGTGGTCACGAGTCCTCCATATTGGGGATTACGTGATTACGGGGTAGATGGCCAGATTGGATTAGAGGAAACGGTAGAAGAGTATGTATCGAATCTTGTATCTGTATTTAGAGAAGTAAAGCGTGTACTAAGGGATGACGGAACACTTTGGCTAAATCTTGGTGATGCATACGCTGGAAGTGGACGTGGAAGAAATGCAGATGGGAAAGGAAATCCAGGTAACAATCATTTTCAAAGTGTTGGCCAAGTTACTGGAATTGTTTCAGTCACAAAATCAGTAGATGGATTAAAACCAAAGGATTTGATTGGTTTACCTTGGCGAGTAGCTTTCGCATTACAACAAGATGGTTGGTATTTAAGACAAGATATCGTTTGGAACAAGCCAAATGCGATGCCAGAGAGCGTAAGGGATAGACCTACCAAATCACATGAATATATTTTCTTATTAAGTAAGTCACCTAAATATTATTACGATCACGAAATTATTAAAGAACCAGCAGTTTATGGCCAACAAGATGTTCGAGGTTCGAAAGGTGCATTTGGTCCGCCACAAAGAGCAAAAAGAGCAAACAAAGAGAAAGGTTCTTTTAACGGTAAATATGGCCATGAAGCATTTAGAGCAATTCGTGATAAAAGAAATAAAAGATCGGTTTGGACAGTATCAACAAAACCATTAAAAGAAGCACATTTTGCTACATTTCCGGAAGCATTAATTGAACCATGTATATTAGCTGGAGCGCCAGCTGAAGGAATTGTTATGGATCCATTCTTCGGTTCTGGAACAGTTGGTCGTGTCGCTGCAAAGCATAACAGAAATTTTATTGGTATTGAATTGAATCCTGGTTATATAGAGATATCTGATAGATTACTAAGTAATGTTCAGTTGGAATTAATAAATCATTTTTAAACAAAATAGTTATTTTAATCAAAAAGAGCACCATTTGCCCTAAAGGTGCTCTTCGACCAAGAACAATATTTTGTATTTTTTATAGTCCGTATAAGTATATGTTGTTGCTAATAAATAGTGCGATAAAAGAAACGCATACTGTGAAAATTAAATTGTGGGTTAAGGAAAGAATATCACATACCAAATTGATAATAATGCAATCCATCCAATAGTAAGGGCTATGTATTTTAAAATTTTCATGAATGCTCCTTTTTGATATAGGATGCACCAGGGTGGAGAGTTTAATTAAATTTTTAACAAAATTCTTATTTTGGAGGGGAACGGAATGGAAATCAAAGTGAACGAAAAAGCTCAAAAGTTTCATTTAGCAACAAATCAAGGAAATTGGCAACCAATGATAGGACACGCTATACAAATAGATGAATTCACATTATGTGCATGTCCTATGTTCGACACTATTTTCGGAAGTGTACTTAATATATCTGAAGTTACAACCGGTCACAGGGTATTGTTGCCGATACCAGTTGTTGGTGATGCTTACGAAAAAACAAGCACAGCCGCAGGTACAATTGCATTCTTAAGAACGGAAGTTGCTGAAGAAATAAAAAGATTAATAAACAAAGTCGGAAAACAAAAAATTATAGAAAAAATAGAAAAATCAAAGGAATACAACGCGGAACATTTACCGGAAATGCCGCCGATTGAAGATGTTGATACGGATTGGATAACTGCTGAGATTAGTGATGTGACTCATTAAGTAATACAAAATCCTTATTTTAAACGAGAGGGGAAAAATAATAATGAGATATTTTGAGTTTAATAAACATGAATACTGGGCATTAGTAGCGGCGGAATCAGAAGAAAAGGCGCATCAAGTTTATACGGAAGAAGTTGCAGGAGATTTTGACGAATGTCGTTATACATCAAAAGAAGAAGGTCCTGTAACTGAAGTATCAAAAGAAATTGCATTTGGTAAATATATTGGAGCAGTCGCGCATATTGAAGAAAATCAAGGTAGAGGGTTAATAAGTCTAGTAAACGATTTTCTGAATCACAAAAACACAACGGTTTTAATTACATCTGAATTAGCATAAAAAAGTTAAACAAAATCGTTATTTTGGAGAAAAGGTGAATTGATGTTGCAACTAATAAACCTATTATTCAAGTTTCCTTTTAGGATGAAATGTAGAAAGAAAGGACATATTCTTAGTTATCGAAAAGGGTATTGGGGATGTGTTAGATGCGGAATTAGAAGTAAAGATAACTATAAGAGTTTAAAGGAAAAAGGGATGCTGCATAAACCTAAAAACTAAACAAAAAATTAGAAAGGTGGAGTGATCATGATAAACAAAATTCATAACATGGATTGCTTGGAAGGAATGAAGCTACTACCTGATGATTATGTGGATTTAACAGTTACGTCTCCACCTTATGATGATCTTCGTACTTACAATGGTTACTCCTTTGATTTTGAGAATATAGCAAAAGAATTATATAGGGTTACAAAACAAGGTGGAATTGTTGTTTGGATTGTAGGTGACAGAACAAGTAACGGATCCGAGACAGGTACAAGTTTTAAACAAGCATTATATTTTAAAGAAATTGGATTTAATCTTCACGATACAATGATATACGAAAAAGATAGTATTAGTTTTCCTGATTCAAATAGATATTATCAAATATTTGAGTATATGTTTGTCTTCTCTAAAGGTAAGCCTAAGACGACAAATTTAATATCTGACAGGGCTAATAAATGGGCCGATGGCAAAAAGCGCATTATGGGAAGAGAGCGTCAAAGTGACGGTACATTGTTAGGCAGGAGGAAAGGAAACCTCCTTAAGCCATACGGAGTAAGGTTCAATATATGGCGAGTGGCAACAGGAAAAAATAAAAGCACCAAAGATGATGTTGCATACAATCATCCTGCAATATTCCCTGAAAAGATAGCAAATGATCATATAGTTTCTTGGTCAAATGAAGGAGATATAGTTATGGATCCGTTTATGGGGAGTGGAACAGTTGCAAAAATGGCTATTTTAAACAATAGGAACTATTTAGGGTTTGAAATATCAGAACAATATTGTAATGAAATTATAACACCAAGGCTTGAAGAAATAGAAAAGCAACTAGTGTTTTTATAACAAAAACTTCATTTTAAGCAACAAAGCAGCTAGCCGAAATAGCTAACTGCTTCGTTGTACAATTTTAGAAGTTACAATCGATACGGATATATGTTGTAACAAAAAGTTACAACTATAGTATAAACAAATATCAAAATATTATGCAGGTAAGAAAACTAAACAAAAATTTCATTTTGTTGAAAAGGGGTATGGAGATGGAAAAGTGGCCAGAGGAGAGAGTTGCAGCTTATAAGAGTTATGTTGAAAAAGATACGAAAGAAATTGATAAATTAGAAGCAGAGTATCAAAGTTTGCAAAATTCTTTGAGAGAAACCATTGAAAGAATACAGCGTATAGAGAATATAAGAAATAATCATCGAGCAGAGTTATACATTCAAGGATGGGATTTTAAAGGTAGTGAATGGGTTGAAGTGGACAAGCAATAAAAGAGCAGCTAGCAAAAGCTAACTGCTCAGGTAATAGAAATGGGTTGTCTACAGTATTGACGGAATATTGAGTTTTATTCAGGGGAGGAAGAAGAAAATGAGAAAAATTAAATGTCGTGGAAGAGATGAAAGAGGGAAGTGGCATTATGGTTATTATGTTGATGGTTATATGTTTGATGACATGCTAGGTCTTTGGGAGTCAGTTCCATTTATAGTCCAAAGGCAATTAGAGGGTGATGTTCGAGTTGAAGCTGAAACAGTTGGTCAATATACAGGCGTAGAAGATAAGAACGGCAAGGCAATTTACGAAGGTGATATTGTCAAATGTCATAACGATTTAGTCTACAGGGTTGATTGGCACGAAAAGGACGCTATGTTTTACTACAAAGATCCAGCTGGAGATGAGGATGAAGATTTGAGAATGAGTGCAGTGTCATTCGAAGTAATAGGCAATGTATATGACAATCAAAACTTAATAAAATAATCCTTTGAATAGAAAGTGAGGTTACTAGTTGATTAGAAAGAGAAAGGCGACAGCTAAGAAAAAGAAAGCACCACGAATTAAACAGAAGAAAGTAACTTATGAAGGAATAGATTTTGATTCACAATCAGAGATGAACTATTACAAGTACTTAAAGGGACGGGAGGATGTTGCTCATATCGAGTGCCATCCATCCTATACCTTAGTACCATCCTTTGAAATTAAGAGCAGCATAACAAAGTCTGGGAAGTCGAAAAAGACAGCTATGAAGTTTACGCCAGACTTTAAAGTAACGTACTCAGATGGGCGTGTAGAAGTTGTAGATGTGAAAGGTAGCAAGAAGGCCATTAATGAAGGATTCCCGATACGTAAGAAGCTATGGGAGTATTTAAACAAACAAGAGTTAATTGTTGTGATATGGGACAAGAAGTTAGGTAAATGGACAAGATCATAAAGGAGCTGAGCGGATGACAAAGATATATGTTTGGGATCGTATTGAAGGTAACGATAGAGTTATAGATGTGTATTTTTCTAGACCAGCTCAATTTAGTTATATTGATTGGATTTAATGGATAACGGAACCATGCAGAGTAGATTGGTGGGGGCTACTTTACTAAGCATGTTTCCCTTATTCAACAAAGAGATAATAAAATTTCACGTACCTTACGTGATGTTAAAAAGACAAATTCAGAAATAGGGGGATTCCTTCATGGAGAGACAATTAACATTATTACCGGCTGTAGATGATAAGAAAGTACAAAAGGAAGTAGTAAGTGTATTAAAGGAGTATAGAGCACTCAAGATGCGATTCAGTAACGATGTGGAGCAGGAAGGAATCAGTTTATTCCCTGAGTTACGTGATTCAAGGAATACAAGTAAATGGAAGGTGCAGCAAGTAGAGAAAGCACTTAATAATTTATTAGATGAGGATGAGCGCAATATCGTTGAGCGCAAGTTTTTAACTAACGAGAGAGTAAAAGATTCAGATGTTTATCATGATCTATTACTTAAGAAGACATATTTCTATGAGAAGAAGCAGAGTGCGGTTAAATTAATTGCTACAGCGCTTGGAATCATCTAAAAATAGCGAACAAAACGCGAACTTTTTGGGGGACTAAATAAAATGCTAAAAATTATAAATTATATGTACAAGCCCTTTGACAACCGCATATCGAAGAGGATTAGTACACCTATAAGTGAAACGTTCTTATGCGAGAATGTCACGGTAACGTATACCGCATAGTAGGGCGGGCAAGGCGGTAAGAACCCGCGTTAAGACGAAAAGACCAATGAATGTATAACAATGACATATTCCAGTGTGGCGGGTGTGGGATAACTCGCATTCGTCATGCTGTTTCTAATTTGTATCTATCGTTCAACATGGAAGCCACCTTCTGCGTTGAAAATAGATATAAATCTATTATTCCTGTCATGTTGATTTCTACGAATGGGGGTGTTGCTCATGATTGAGTGAACTCGTTCTAGAAAATCTATATGTTTTGGATTGATACATTTTAAAAGATCTGTTGTATACGTTATCTGATGATAGTTCATATAGTAATTACTCACGATTCTTACTGCATGGGCGTGTAGTCAGGTGTAAAGAGACTAGTCACCTCTTTACTACAGCCAATATACATCCTGTCGTGTTTAATCCCCTTTTCACGATACATCCCCTATATTGGTTGTAGTAAGGCGGTGGAAAAAGGTAGTACCGTCTTGATATATAGATTAAATTCCTTTATAAGATTACATTAACATTTCATCTGCCACGTGACGAAATGTACAAACGGTTTGCAAAGGCCCTACGACAGCCGATGCATAACCGACTCCACGGAGCATAAACAAGAGAGTCCCTAGCTCTCTTTGAACCGATGACAGCTCTTACGCATGGAGCAAACTACTGAACGTTGTCGGTTGAAAGAGGTTATGGGAGCTCTTGCTCTTCTCCTAGTCACCGAACGTAAAGCGCGTAGCTAATAAGAGCTAAAAAATTACATGATGCGGTGGCTTGGAGAAGGTTGAGAGTACTCAGCCTTGATCTAAGAGAAACTTTTGCCATTTGTTTTCTCTCTTTTCTCCCATCCCCTTGAAAGCTGTCACTTCGGTGATGGCTTTTTCTGGTATAATTAGTATATAAAATTATAAGGGGGAATAAATGTGGAAGAAACATTGAGTAAGAGAGAAAGATTAATTTTAGCAAATCAGTATGATATTCTATCAAGATTAGCTAAAGGGGAATACGAGAAGAAGGAATTTGAAAACCTTCGAGATATATTCACATCTGGATATACTAGGTATTATTCTCTAGCTACTGAACGATTTGAGGATGAAGTTAGTGAGGAAGAATGCAAGTTTGTTGTTGATGTCCTAGATCTTTATAGAGACTTATATTACTCAAGAGAACATAGCGCAGAAGCGAAAGCCACTATTAATGAAGATGATGTTTTATTTAGAGGTTTTGATTTAAACGATGGAATACAGGTTAAATACTTCAGTTTTTATAAATTTTTAGTTGAGCAACTTGGAAGATACGAAGAAATAAAAGAATTGATCAAAGCTAAGAAAATAGAAGATTATAATTCTCACGGGTTTGGTCCAAGTATGCAAAAATTAACGGCTATGATAGCCAAAAGAAAAGAAATAATAAACAGAGATGATTTCGGTAGACCTGATGATTTAACAGTCGAAGAAATTACTGAAATATTAAATGCGTAATTAAGAGAAGCATCCATAACGGGTGCTTTTTTCTTTGTTATATAGAAATTACACATTAAACGTATTTAAATACTGTTTTAGTTATAACATGAATTGACTTATCAATGGCACAGATAACGGATATTTTTCTATTTAGATTAGATGTTAAATGTACCGTGAAACTCTTGGAAATACAACGACGGAAAAATATAGTGATGTTGGTATATTGTAGGGTAATGCGTAATTGTAGGAGTAAAAGAAATATGCCCAGGTTGCATACCATATTGATCATATGAAGGATGGTGAGGTAAATGTTGCCAAGTCGAAGTTGGAGCTACAAAAATCCTCATCGGGAAAGGATTCATAATATAATCACTCCTAAAGTAGTATTCATGTAATAGGGTATGCACTTACTGAATATAGATGTGCACAATCTAGGTCTATAAACATAAGAATCAACGGACAGAAAATAGGGTTACTAATCTTATGATGTGTCCATTATGGTTGTTTTATTTTACTATGTAGATAGAACAACCATGTGTATAGCAATTATCGTAGGCGCTGCCGTGATCTGGGTGGCGTCTTGTTTGTTGTTAAGGAAAGATAAGGAGGAAAGCTAATGTTATATGGAGAGAAGCTGTATAAAGAGGTTTCCAAGTTAGTTGACGATATAGAGAACGGTGCTAAGAGAAGACCAGACTTAATCGGACAGAGTGGAACCATTACACGTAACATTGAAATAATCGATGCAACAGAAACTGAGCATGGTGTGTCAATACGTGTGAGCGATAATGTAGGCGAGGTATATTGGACCGATTTGAACGATGTCGAGTTGAATTAAGAAAAGATAAGCGCAAACGTGTTGCATCTTACAAAACAAACGAACACAACGAACGAAAATAGAGATAGTTAACAAAATGTATTTGTGCATAACTATATCAATGTTTTTATTGTATAAATTATAAATAGATATATGTATATGTTTTTCTGTAAGAAGACTATATTCTTACCTATTTACCTATACTTACATTTTTACTAATTTATTATGAAATGAACATTGATTTAAAGTGTATTAATGAAAGTAGCGAATCCGCTGCTTTTTTATTTTACAAAAAAAGAACCTGCAAACCTGCAGATTCTCCTGATAATGATTTATGGAGCAAGACCCGAAAATATAATACAATAATTCGAAAATGAGTTCAAGTAAATAAAAAGAACCCGCTGGAGTTCGGGTCCTTTCAGAAGTGATGATGTATTCTCGGCTTAGGAACTGAGAAAAACACAAAAATATAATACATCGAGTTTTAGAGAATTTCAAGGCTAAATTAGAGTTATTTTGGAGGAGGATGAAGGGTGGATAATCCATGTGAGCATGAGTGGACTAATATTCGTATTCCAGGTGATGATGGCATTTATGTAGCTTGTCCGAAATGCAAATCTGTAGATGTAGAAGAAACGAGAAGATTATCTAGATTGTTAATTAGAAAGGAGACGGAGAGAGAATGAAACTAAATAAACAAGAACAAACAGTAGTTGTCGGTCATTTAATCAACAATGTTATCGGTTTGGAATTAGTTAAACAGCATATTGAACCACAGAAATTAGAGAAGGCTGTAGCTTTACATAATGAGATCAATGATGATATGACACCAAAACAAACAAGAGAATCACTTATTAGCACATTGGATAAAGCAATTGATGAATTCTTAAAACAATAGCAATAAAAAAGGAAAAGTAACTCGCATTGGGGCGCGAATCACTTTTCCTGATGGCAATGTTAACTTTATTATAACAACTTGGACATATTTGTAAAAGATTAATTTGAATCTTTTGTAAAATAAATTAGGGATTACCGTAAGGAGGAGTTAGACAAATTACTTCCTATTAATATAGAAGGTGGTGGGTGATATGAAGTGAAACAAAAACACGAGTTAGCTCAAGAAGATTATATGCAAGGCATGAAGTATAAGGATATAGCTGAGAAACACGAGGTTAGTATTAATACAATTAAGTCCTGGAGAAAAAGGCATGGTTGGAATCGAAAAGGGGTGCACCCAAACAAAGGAAAAGGGTGCACCCTAAATGAGGAAAAGAAGAAAACAGGTGCACCAATTGGCAATAAAAATGCGGTGGGTAATTCAGGTAACAAGAACCCTAAATGGGGTAATAAAAACGCTCTTGGTCATGGACCGCCAAAAGGAAATGACAATGCTGTAACGCATGGATTTTTCCGTAAATACTTCCCTGAAGATGTAGCTGATTTAGCTGCTGAGATCATGGAGAAGAATCCGATTGATATGTTATGGGAAAACATAACGATTCAATATACGGCTATCATCAGGGCACAGCAATTGATGTTTGTAGTAGACCAGGAAGATATGACCAAAGAGCTCAAGAAAGAAAAGGTACAGTATGATATTGAAACTTCTGAAGATGAAGAAGGTAATAAGACTAGCGAAATGATTGAAACATATGGAGAAAGAGAGTATGAAATTCAATTCGCTTGGGACAAACATGCTACTTTCTTAAATGCCCAGTCGAGGGCAATGAGCACATTATCTTCTCTTATTAGGGATTTTGATAGGTTAGCTAATATAGATGATGAGAGACGAATGAAACTATCTCAAATGCAGTCAGTTATCGAGAAAACGCAAGCAGACACCGACTTTGCTAAAGAACGTGCTGCGAAGCTTAAAGGACAAAAGAAAGATACTTCACTACTCGATGCATTAATAGAAGGGCGTAAACAATATGAGCAAAACAGCGATTAAGTTTTCCCCTAAACAGTTGGAAGTTATCTATAGGCCATATAATTACACCTTTGATGTACTGGAAGGCACACCGCGTTCAGGAAAAACAACAGCAGGGCACTTTCGCTATGCTGATTATTTGTCGTGGACTAGAGATACAAATCATTTAATTGTCGCTTATAACCAGGAGCAAGCGCAGCGTTTATTTATAGACGGTGACGGCACAGGATTACAACACATATTCGGTAATCTTGCAGAGATTAAGCACAACGAATTAGGTTCACACCTCGAAATACACACGCCAAACGGAATTAAACGTGTCTATTACAAGGGGGGCGGAAAAAGTAACAGTGTCGGTGCCATAACGGGTATGTCACTTGGAAGTGTAGTCTTTTGTGAGATCAACTTATTAAACATGGGTATGATTCAAGAGTGCTTCCGTCGTACATTCGCTGCTCAGGACCGTTATCACTTAGCAGACTTAAACCCTCCTGCACCTAACCACCCTGTAATATCGGAAGTATTCGACGTTCAGAATACGCGTTGGACGCATTGGACACCTAATGATAATCCGATATTAACAGATCAACGCAAGCAGGAGATATACGATGTTCTCTCTAAGAATCCGTATCTATTAGAACGGGATTGGCATGGTAAACGCGTAATGCCACAGGGTGTTATCTACAGCATGTTTAATATGGAGAAAAACATCCAACATGTTGTTTTAGGTGATCGATACGAAATGTTCTTTACTGCTGACGGCGGGCAAAGTGATGCTACGAGTTGCAGTTGCTACATTGTATCGAGATTTCAAAATAAATTCAGATTGTTCCGTGTAGCTAACTACTATCATAGTGGAGCTGAAACGGGACAAGTCAAAGCGATGTCTGTATATGCAAAAGAAATCAAAGAGTTTATAAATTGGTGTGTAAAACGCTTTGAGATGCGTTATACAGAAGTACATGTCGATCCTGCGTGTAAGTCTTTACGCGAAGAACTACACCTAATAGGGATTGATACAGTCGGAGCAGATAACAATGCGCATGATGTCACTGGATCTGCTAAAGGATTAGAAGTTGGTATTGAAAGGCTCCAAAACTTGATGACGAACGAACAGTTCTTCCTTATGGAGTGTGAAGAATACGATCATTATCACTTCTTGAAAGAAATTGGTATGTATGTACGTCAAGATAACGGCACTCCTATTGATAATTACAACCATACACTCGACGAAACACGTTACGCTGGCAACCATTTCTATAAGAACTATGTAAAGTAGGTGATAAATAGTGTTTACATGGTTAATAAACAAAGGGAAGGAGCTGCTCTACAAGATGGGCTTAATTTCCGGTATTAAGAAAGTCACTGACAATCGGGAGATTACCATTGACGAAGAATCATACAAGCAAATAGACATTTGGAAAGCTATCTATAGCGGTCATTTCGGCGAATGGCATGACCTTAAATACCAAACGGTTGAAGGGCAGAAGCAGCGTCGTATGGCATCGTTGAATATGGCGAAAGTGGTCACACAAGAAATGTCTTCTCTTATTTTTAACGAGAAATGTTCTATTAATATATCGGATGAAGCGTTGTTCGATAATATCAAGAAAGTTTTAGATGATAATAACTTCTATAGAGAATTTCAGAGATACCTTGAATACATGTTATCGCTTGGCGGTATGGTCGTTAAGGTGTATTACAATCAAGGAATTAAATTATCGTTCGTTACTGCAGATTGTTTTGTTCCCGTATCATGGGATAACAACAAAGTAACAGAAGGTGTGTTTATTAACGAGTCTACAAAGGCTGGTAAATATTACACGCTTTTAGAATGGCATCTAATCGAAAGAACAAGTGAAGGGCCGCAGCACGTAATTAAAAACGAACTGTATGTAAGTCGTAATAAAGGCGAATTAGGCGTGAGAACAGGATTGAAAGAATTATACGAGGACTTAGAAGATGAAGTGAGGATCAATGACTTATCACGTCCTACATTCGTATACTTCAAGCCTAATACAGCGAATAACCTTGATTTGTATTCTCCTCTTGGCATTTCGTTGTACGGTAACTCTTTAGATGTTCTTAAATCGCTTGATATCGCATTCGATAGCTTCCAAAGAGAATTCGTGTTAGGCAGAAAACGTATCATCGTTCCTGCTTCTGCTATCAAACATGTTATTGATACTGAAACTGGAATGTCACACCGCTACTTTGACGCTACTGATGAAGTGTACGAGGCGATGAAGATTGAGGGAGACCAACGCATCCATGATATATCAGTCGAACTGCGTGTAGAAGAACATAAAGCAGCTATTAACGCTCTATTAAACTATTTAGCGATGCAGATAGGTTTTTCTACTGGATCATTTACATTCGATGGCGTAGGAGTTAAAACGGCGACTGAGGTTGTTAGTGAAAATTCTCGTACATTCAAAACAAAGCAGTCTCATGAAACGATCTTAGAAGATTGTCTCAGGGACTTAGTTGACGTTATTGTTGATATCGCCGCTTTATATGGAACATTCAGCGCAACTGAAGACTACGAAGTAACAGTGACATTTGATGATTCCATTGCAGAAGATCAGGCAGCTGAAATTAACAAACAGATTCTACTTGTTACAAACGGTTTAACAAGCAAAATAAAGGCTCTGATGAAGATTCACGGAATTTCCGAAGAAGAAGCAGAACAACTGCTAAAACAGATTATAGAGGAAAACAGGATGGCTATGCCAGAGAATGTTGACTTCTTTAATTTAGAAGGGAATCCGGAGCAGGAACAAACTAATAACGGAGGTGAGTAATAAATGGCTTTACCTCCAGAGAAATCGCAGCAGCTTTCTTTGTTCGTAGTAGATATTTACAACGCGATAGAAGAAGAGCTGCTTTTAAATATGGCTAGAATGCTAAAGCATGATATGCCTTTATTATTAGCGGCTGAAAACGGCGACCAGTACCAACACTGGCGCATGGTACAGCTGAATAAGTTAGGTACCTTAGATAAACAACAATTAGAGACTCTTGCAAAGCATAGCGGTATAACGGTAGAAGAAGTAAGGGCAATGCTCAAAGCTGCCGGTTCTGCTGCTATTGCTGATCATGAAGATATCTACAATCAAGCCATGAAATTAGGCTTATTAGAAGTAGCGCCTCCAATTGCCACTAACGCTGCTTTAATCGGTATTCTGAATGCATATGTAAATCAAGCGCTCAGTACCTTAAATCTCGTCAATACGACGATGTTAAAACACTCTCAGCAAATGTATCTAGATGTGTTAAATAAAACTGTCGGTAAGATGCTTACCGGAACTATAACGCAGCAGCAAGTTGTAAGACAGACTATTGCAGAATGGTCTAATAAAGGTATTCCTGGTTTCGTTGATAAGTCAGGAAAGAGATGGAGCGCTGAAGCCTACGTAAATATGGTATGTCGCTCAACTAGTAACAACGTCGCTAACGAAATGCAAGATGAACGCATGAAAGATTACGGTGTTGATTTAGTTGAAACAAGCAGTCATATGGGCGCTAGACCTAAATGTGCTCCGTATCAAGGTCGTATATTCTCTATGAGTGGCAAAAGTAAAAAGTATCCTGCATGGTCCACAACTTCTTATGGAGATCCAGCTGGAATACTTGGCGTTAACTGTCGTCACATTAAATACCCCTACATACCTGGTATGTCAACGAAAAGGAATGAGCCGCAGGATTACGCTGAGAATGATCGTGTATATAAAGAGAGTCAGAAACAGCGTTCTCTTGAAAGAGACATTAAGAAGGCGAAGCGTGAAGTCATGTTATTAGAAGAGCTAGGTGATAAAGAGGGCGTTAGATTAGCAAAACAAAAAGTATCGCAGCGTCAAGCGACCATGAGGGACTTTATTAAAGCTACAGGCCGAACGCGAAGGCCTGAAAGAGAAAAAATTTATACAGTATAGGAGATGTATCGAATGAATTTTGGTCAAGCCATTGAAGAAGTTAAAAAGGGTAATAAAATAGCGCGCACGGGTTGGAATGGTAAAAATATGTTTATTGTTTATCAAAAAGGATATCCGGATGGTATTCCATGCAATAAGCAAACTGCTGAAGCATGGGGATTAAATGAAGGTGATTTATTCAAAGTACGCCCTTACTTACAATTACGATGCGCTGATGGAACTCATGCGATGTGGGCACCAAGCACATCTGATGCATTAGCAGAAGATTGGGAGATTGTTAAATAATTAAGGTGAGAGAGGAGCAGTTTAAAATGCCAAAACCATTAAATTATAGATTACGATTAAAACAAGAAGGAAAAGGAATGCAAGTCTTCTCTGAAGAGGGAGGGAGTGCAACAGTAACTCCACCGGAAGGAGGTGACCAAAGTGTAACACCACCAGTAAATCCAATTACTCCACCAGC